GGTTTCATATTAGCAATGTCAGCTTCATATTTAGCAGCTTGTGCTTGAAGAACTCTTCCTTGTAAACCTTCTAGTTTGCCTTCACGTCTAGTTGTTTGTATTTGTCCTGCTAAATTACCAAGACCCATAGCTGCTTCACCTAAATTTTTAGCACCACCAAATATTCCACCTACTTGTGCAAGTGTTAAGAAATCATCTGATCCCAGTCCTTTTTTTACTGGCTCACTTTCATCTTTTGGTTTATTTGCTTCTGCTAATAAATCTTGTAATCTTTTTATTTCTATTTGTTCTGGTGTTAATACAGGCTCTGTTGATTCATCAGGTTCAAATATATTACTTACAGCAAAAGGTGTTGCAACTGCTCCTGCTGTTGTTGCTATTTTACTTACATCAGCAACTGTTTTAGGTATTACTTTACCTGCATCTTTGCCTGTGCTTTGTATCATTGTTTTACCTTTTTTAGGATCAACTATAACTCTTTGACCAGGTTGTAATCCTTTAGAGCGAA